TTAGAGTTTAAAGTGACCAAATTTAAACGGAATTACCTTGCCAAGTATTTTAAGCCGGTTGGCTTGCTCTTCATTTAGGACTTCAGGCCCCATGCCGCCATCATTGTCGCTTTTAAGCAGTACTGTATTGTCTGCATAGTTAACTCTGACGCGCTTAAATCTCAGATCACCATCATGGATGATTGCATATACACCGTCATTTTTGAATGTGTTGCATCGCGTATCAATAAAGACTTGGTCACCGTGAAACATAAAAGGCTCCATACTGTAGCCGTCTACATTTGCAATCTTAAGATATTTGGCTGGCACACCAATAGACTGCCGTAAAGCCTCAGCGTTAAAGGCCACACGTTCAATCAACCATTCATTATCTACGATGCTTCCAGGGCCTGCTGATCCGTTCACATCCAAGTGACGATTGACGTATACAACATCATCATCCTTAGCCTTACCAAGGTCGTAGTGTGCTTGCTGCTGAGTGGACTTCCTTACTGGTGGCTCGCCAGTGCCGCTAATCCACCATTCCTTAGGGATACCTGTACCAAGAGCAAGATGTGTGAGCGCAGCATCGCGCGGCATCCTGTCATTTTTAATCCACTCATGAACAGTTTGGCGGGCGATATCGTGCTGATCAGCCCAGCTATTCACTGACTGATCACCAATAACGTACAGTAATTTTTCTCTTAATCCAGGCATCCGAGTTAATTCATCAAAGTCGGATGGTAAGCATCCGAGTTCATATCCTCATCCAAGTTAAATTTAAATATTAAAATACAATAACTTATATTCATCGAGAATTAATTCACGCTAAATCTAAGTCGGATGCTTGACATCTTAATTAAGATGCAATTAAGATAGCGGCATGTATATAAACAAGTCACCGTTAAACACCGCAAAAAAACCAGCCTCAACAGACTGGCATCGCGCTGACATTATTGCTGCAGTCCGCAAGACTGGGACTAATCTGCAGCAGCTTTCACGTAAGTTAGGGTATGGCCGTGCGACTTTGACTAATGCTTTATACGGCCCTTGCCCAAAGTACGAACGCATTATTGCTGAACATCTTAAAACCACCGCACAAGCCATCTGGCCCAGCCGATATCATGAGGATGGGACTGCTAAAAGTGGTCGTGGCGAGCGCGGAATCGGCAGATATAAGACCAAGTCCGGTAATGATACCCGTGTTAAAAATTCTAGCAATGTATACGCAATAGACAAGGCGGCAACGCGATGAGGAAAACATCACGCGACATGTTGACCGCCGACTTGTTTGATGTGCCAAAAGCCGCATCAACTAACGCTGGTAGCCTCGATTGCCGCAAGCAAATTGCAGCCATCATGAGCGATGTGCTTAAAGGGTATGACGGTGATCGGTACGAGGTAGCAGCAAAAATGAGCCGTCTACTCGGACGCGATGTTACCAAGCCGATGCTGGATGCCTATACAGCAGAAAGCCGCGAAACTCACATACCACCAATTGATACCGCAATCGCATTTGATATAGCCACTGGCGGCATTGCATTACTCAATTTTTTCAGCGACATGCTGGGCTGCCGCGTGATGGTAGGTAAAGAAGTACTCCTAACCGAGCTGGGCCGAATCAGCCAGGAGAAAAAAGACCTATCCGCCCTCGAAAAAGAAATACAAAGAAGGCTGGGCACGGTATGAAATCACACTATACCTGCAAAGAGTTAGCGGCAATGCAGCTGCCAGGGTTGCCCACATCCGAACGCAATATGCGTGAGAAAGCTAACCGTGAATCATGGGCTGGCCGTAAGCGTGAAGGCCGTGGCGGCGGTATGGAGTATCAGCCATCGTCATCTGTAATCAAGCTGATTAGAGATATCGAGTTAAGAAAGAACCTCACCGAATTTCCAGCCATTAAATCCGCAGAAATTGTCATTCATCGTGATATTCCATCTGAGCAAGCATCCGATATCATCAAAGTCGGCGGCCTAGTCAGACGCGTTAAAGACGATAGTGGTTTAACGGACAAAGATCGTGCGCGCCGTGATGCTGCGATACTTTTATGCAAAGCAATACATGGTGCTGCCACAGCTGCGGATTGCTCGATAAAGCGCGCAATTACAGAGCTGGCGCCACGCATTTTAAATCACACCGCTCACCCAGAACTGATCGAAGCTGCGCAGGTTACTTATACCAAGCCACGCGCCAGTGGCCAGTCGATAGAAGCCCTGATTTCGCGCCTGCAGAAAATGTATGCAGCATACGAAAAAGGCCGTATGGCAGGCGATATCAGCATGTATCTAGTGCCAGGTAGCCGCCAGCCAGAAGGTCATAGCCCATTACTCATCAAAGCGTTTTTACTGCACTTTTGCCAGCCAGGCCGTCCGCCAGTCACAGAAGCCTGGCGCAATTCAGCACCTTGGTTTGCCTACCACGGCCTAGAGCGCCCAGCCGTTGATACCTTCTACCGTATTGAAAAAGAATTGCCCGTAACAATTAAGTACCGTGGCCGTGTTACAGGCTCCGAATGGCGCTCACTGTTGCCATACGTGGCCCGCGATGTCTCGATGTTTAAAGCCAATGATATCTGGGTTGGTGACGGCCATAGCTTTAAAGCCAAGGTACAGCACCCGCTGCACGGCCAGGCATTCGTGCCTGAGATCACCTTTATCCGGTGCTGGGTGAGCCGCAAGATCGTGGGCTGGAGCATAGACCTATCAGAAAGCACCGTGGCCGTAAGCGCTGCCCTCAGGCATTCCATGATGAATACCCGCGCTCGGCCACTGGTGTACTACTCAGATAACGGTAGCGGCCAGACAGGCAAGCTGATCGATTGCCCTGTGCATGGCACGCTGGCCAGGCTCGGAATTGCTCACGAAACCGGCATACCAGGTAACCCACAAGGCCGAGGAATTATCGAGCGGTTGTGGGCTGACACGCTGATCCCGCTGGCTCGCAGTTACCCGACCTGCATCTGGCGTGGCGGTGATAAAGAATCCACCCGAAAAATGCTGGTAGAGCTGAATAAAAAAGAGACGCGGGTGTTGCTGCCAAGTTTCGAGCAGCTGCTCGATGATGTAGCAAGAGTGGTTGATGAATACAACAGCACACCGCATGGCGCCTTAGATAAAGCCACACCTGACGAATTCTACGAAGCAAATATTGATCAGGACAGCATCGATTTAGGCATTACCCCACATGAGCTAGCCAGCATGTGGCTACCAGAGCGCCCACGTACACCACAGCGCGGCATCGTCTCACTATTCAACAACGAATACGCCTTCCCGGACCTTGTAAACATCATGCCAGAAGGCGAGCAGGTGCGCGTGCGTTTCGATATCCACAACCCGCATCAAGTATGGCTTTACCGCATGGATGGCCGCTATATCGGCGAAGCCAAATGGGATGGCCATAAACGCTCAGCCTTCCCGATCTCCTACATGGATCAGCTGCGTGAAAAACGTGCAGAAGGCAAGGTCAAGCGCGGCGAACGCATCATTAATGAGGCATATGCCGAGCTGGGCAATACCGTGGATGGCGAAGTGCTACAGCCATTTGATTTCCCAAGCGTAGAGCGTGCGCCAGAGCTGGTGCCGGTAGAGGTTATTGCGGCAGAAGCGACTCAAGACGAGTTAGGCAGCTACGAAGATACCGTGCGCTGGCTATATGGAAACAACAATCAGGACATCGGGGAACACCCCGGAAAAGAAGTGGCCGCCAGCTAAGTAACGAGCTTAACCAGCGGCCTTTTTTGAAGCAGTACTAGCGATAGGAGTGTAAGTGATGAAGCAGCATTTTGTCAAAACCAGCAATCATGAACGGTTCATGGCGGGCGTTAGAGCCGTCGAAAACAGGGGTAGTGCCGAGGCATGCATATTGTTCATGATCGGCGGCCCAGGCACCGGAAAAAGCACGACGGTCGACCATTGGGGTGCCAGCACTTATGCCGTGTACCTGGATGCAATCCCAGGCATGAACCTCACCTACGTGCGTGAGTACCTGGAATACCAGACCAACACATCCGGTGAAACCAAGTTCAAACGCCACCAAGCTCTGATCGAGTTTTTTCAACGTAGCAAATACCCGATTGTGCTCGATGAAGCCCAGCATGGCTTGCCCAATAAAGCCGAGGTGATTGAATACCTGCGCCGCATTGCCGAGCGTGCCGAAGTGCCACTGGTGCTGATCTGCCACACATCAGAGCGCAACCGCTTTGCCAAAGAGCACCTGGCACATATCACCACCCGTGTCGCTGCAGTCGTCGAAATGGAAGTGGCCAGCGAGAAAGACTGCGGGCTTTACCTGGACGAACTCTGCGAAGTCGAGGTGGATGGCACTGTCGTAGGCGAAGTATTCAAACAAAGCGGTGGCCGATATCGCCTGATGTCCAACGCCACCAAGACGCTGGAAGCGATCGCACAGCGCCTTAATAAAAGAAGCCTAACCATAGCTGATATTAAGGGCATGCGCCTATGTGAAGACGCGATGAAGTCTTTGCAGAAAGGGGCGGTGCGCTAATGAAAGCCTTCGTATTCAGAAGTGGTCTTGTAAGGATGGACACGGTGGTACCTGACTCTGCTCTTGAAGTTGGAGATGGACCACAAGAAATATTAGAGCCTATCGTCGGAGTGGTATCCAGGCATGCGTACAACAAAGTGGACTTGTTGTGCCCAGGCGTACCCGAAGCTGAAAACGATACTGCCGCTTTGGATGCTGTTATTCATTTTCAAAATGAGATTAAGCGTCGTCTGGTTCGCGCACTTAGTGATCCTGAATATGCCGCCTCACTAGTGGAGGCTAACTAAATGCCGAAACTCCTGATTTTCAAATACGACGGAAAACCCAGCAAAGAAGTAAATCCTGAGGTTATGCACGATCAATCAACCTCAGTCGCCCTGATAGTTAGCGCCGGAAAAATTCAAATGCTATTTTCAGACGCAGAAGGTTTTGTGCACGCCAAGTTAATGGTGAGCCCAAGCAATGCATTAGTGATTGCAACTGAATTAGCAGGCGCAGCTGGAACCTCACAGGCTATGGCTGATTTAAATGCTGGCGCCGTATCGTCTAAATCGGAGAGCTTGCACTGATGGCGTACAAGCAAATCCAGATCCGTGGCAATGCCAAGATCGGCCAGCCCAAGGGCGCACGCGTTAAGTCTTACGGCTTACGTGAGCGTGCCTGGTGGCTGATCCGCAGGCTGGGTACTTTTACGGTTGACACCCTGCTCAGCACCATTGCGCTTGGCACTGAGAAATGTGCGCATCCCTCATTGCGCAAATATCTGAGTGCGTTAACCCGTGCCCATATATTAACGGCCGAGGCAACCCCGCCCAAGCCAGGTGAAGGCGGCAGTGGCGCATATCGATACAAGCTGGTGCGAGACCTTGGCATGCACGCTCCAGTATTTCGCCAAGCGGCTGATGAGATCTACGACCCTAACAGCATGAGCGTGATCCCTTGCGATCCAAAGCCACGTGCCAAGGGAGGTCAAGATGCGTGATCCACACACACTAGCCCTGGCCATATTAGCGGTTGAATCCACCAGCAAGGCCGAAGTGGCACGCCGTATCGGCTTTTCACGCACCGCAGTTTCTCAGTATATCGATGACAAGTATCCCGCCAGCCCAGCTGCAATGGAGCAGGCGATCCGTGCCCATTACGACACATATTTGTGCCCACATACCCAGCAAGAAATTAACGGTGAAGACTGCCAGCTACGCGCCAGCATGCCGAAGCCCCTGGGTGGTGGACGGGCAAAAGAGGCGCACTGGGCAGCATGCCAGGCCTGCCCTCGCAACCTAGCCAAAAAGGAATAGCCATGCAAACACAAACCATCAATAACAAGCTGTCACCAGCCATGCAGGCCAAGGTGCAGGAGATATACCAGAACGCCCACGAATGCGAGCAGGCCATCGGCTGGCTGGAAGAAAACGGGTTTATTCCGGTCGCATTTATTTGTGGCCGCAGCCGCAAGCCGCTGATCGAGATTAAGACCACACCTGCATGTTTCCACATCTTGATGCGTGAAACTGGTTTTAACGCGTATCACTATATCAGCCGATTTGGCAAGAATGGCTACGAGCAAGTATGGCGGGCCACAGTATTCAATTGCTTTGTTGAGTGGATAGAAAGGGGGCATGCATGAAGGCATCAGGGAAAGTAATCGGCGAGCGCTTGGTGTGTTTCTTATTTGGCATGGCCATCGCATTGCAGATTTTTATATGGACTCAGCCTGATGAGATGCATATCGCAGAATCTAAAGAGGCGTTTGAGTCGCTAAAGCGCCTCAATGCTGAGCTTGCCAAGTGCCTACCCGTAGATCTCGGTGAGAAATCAATCCTCACCCTGGTTGATGAAGATGGCGTACTGAAGCTGCACTGCGAGAAGCATGAGGTAGTCGGTTTCGCTGAGCAGCCCAAGGCATTGCTGACCTCCATCAACGTCCCTGTGAGCGTGAACTGATATGAGCACACCCGAGCAAATCATGGATGTCATGGTTAAGGCCAAAGCTACTGCGCAAGCGCCTATGCCGCTAAGTGAAATCGCGGCCAAGGCGGGCATGTTGGTTGAATCCGTGCAGGATTTGCTCGACCTCATGTACGAGACCACGCCCAAGTCAGTCAACCGCGCCGAGATTACCAGGAAGGGAATCAAACAGTGGTTTTACTGGCCAACCGGCATGGTCGAGCAGGCCAAGCGCATGCACATCGTCATCAACCCACGCAAAGCGACATTCGGTGGTGCTCCATTAAATCCACCGCGCCGCCTTGAAACTAAACCGCAGGCTGCGCCTGCAAAACCTATTGAAGCAACTGTGCAAAAAACCGCACAGATTAACCAGGAGACCGTGATGGAAACCACAGAAACCAACCAGGCAGAACCCAAGAAAAAAGTATTAATCATGCTTGAGCACATGGAGCAATGCCCAAACTGCACCGGGGCAAGCTTACGCAAAGTGGCAGATGTAAAAACGATTGATGGCTATATCCCGCGTTACCTTGCTAATGGCGATGTCATCAAGACGCAAAACGGCCCCCACGAGTCACGATATTGCCTGCGTGAGGGTATGACAGCCAAAGAGGTTTACGCAACGCCCAAGACCGCACGTGGTGTGAATAAAATAAAACCAGAGGTATCAAGCCAGCCAGTAACAGCTCCTGATCTGGTAATCCCAGCCTTTCTGCGCAAGGAAAATCAGCCAAAGGTTGATCATCAGGTCATCACTGAGACAGTCACTGCCGCTCTGGCAGAGTTGAATTCTGCTGATTTCACCCCAGCAAAAGATTTTGTGCTGGAAGAAAAACCGCAATCTAAAGTCCGTTTTGCCATCACTAGCGATCGCACCCTGCTGATCTTCAACCTGCAGGATAAGCCGATTGAATTAAATGCGGATGCGACAGCGGCGCTGGATGAGTTCCTGGGCGATATCTTCCTGATCGAGCATGAAAACCGCGTAGGGAGTATGACCCTCTAATGCGCCTCAACTGCCCAAATTGTGGCGAGCAGCTCAGCCTTATCGCGCTGATCGAGCACGATGCTGCGCGTGAGGCCTTCATGCTGGCGTTGCAGTTCCCTGCACCGCTTGGCAAACAGCTCATCCAGTATGTCTCGCTGTTTAAGCCAGGCCAGCGTGCGCTCAGTATGGATAGGCTGGCATCGCTCCTGGGCGAGATCCTGCCCATGATCCAAAAGGCACAGATAGACCGCAACAGCCGGATCTGGCCTGCGCCATTAATTTACTGGCAGCAAGGCATAGAAACCATGCTGGCCAACCGCGACAAACTCACCCTGCCTATCAAATCCCACGGCTACCTGCTGGAGATCATCGTGGGCTATGCCAACAAGGCCGAGAGCAAGCAAGAGCAGAAATCGGAGCAAGGGCGGAAATACGGACCAACTGACCATGTCGTTGGCGGCACCAACATGGTCGAAAAACCTGCTGGGCCCAAGCCAAAGAAACCACGCTCAGAAATGCCCGCATCAGTCCGCGCAACGATCAGAAGTCTCACAGGCAAGCCAAACCCAAAGGAGAGCACAGATGGCAACTAAAACCGACTTAATGGCCTTGATGGTGCATCACAGCGGTAAATCCAAAGGTATCAGCTGCGCCCGCATCGCCAGCCTGCTCGATATTCCAGAGCGCCGCGTGCGCCACCTGGTCACCGAGCTGCGCGATGACGGCACCGTGATCTGCGGCCACCCGAGTACTGGCTACTACGTGGCCAACACGCACGAAGAGCTGGATGAGACTTTGGATTTCCTCAAAAACCGAGCCCTGCACAGCCTCAAGCTGCACAGCAAGCTCTCAGGTTTACCACTGGCGGATCTGATCGGCCAACTGCATTTAAGGACATAAACATGGAATTTACCTATCCCGAAATTGGAGCCTTATTGATAGCGATCGGCACAGAAATGCAGCGCAATGATGTTTGCGCCGGTGCTGCGAGAGATGGCAGTGCTGATCAAATAATGTTGAAACAGATCATGAAGCAAGGTGTGGATAAATTAACAGCAGAAGCGCTGCTGGAGTTTCCTACACCGGATGCAATTAACTACATCGGGGAAATTCCTGGAATAGATCACGGCTACGACAAACCACAGAATTTGTAAGCCGCAAGGCTTGCCCGCCATGCAGCTGCGGAAGCTGCGGACTAGTAAGAAAGGCAACACAACATGGCTACAAAATTAGCTGAAATACAAAGCAAAACCAAAGTCTACGCAGATGCGCGTAACAAGCTGGTGGATATCGTCACAGAACTGAATAACGGTATCGAGGCATTAAAGCGCCAGCACATGGGCGCATTAAAGCGTGCGGTGGCCTCTACAGCGCAACATCACGATGAGCTGAAGGCATTGATCGATGCGAACCAGGATCTGTTCGTTAAACCGCGCAGCGCGGTCTTCCACGGCATCAAGGTTGGCCTGAAAAAAGCCAAAGGCAAGATCGAGTATTCCGATGCTGGGCAGGTGGTCAAACTTATCCGCAAGAATTTCAAACGGGATGCTTGGAATACGCTGATCAAGGTCGAAGAAACCCCACTTAAAGCAGGCCTGGAGCAGCTCGCAGCGTCTGACCTTAAAAAGCTGGGTTGCACCGTGATCCAGGATGGCGATGAAGTGCTGATCAAGGCCATCGATAGCGATGTAGACAAGCTGGTCACAGCATTGCTGAAAGAGTCATCAGATGAGGTGGCAGGATGAGCGTCAGCACAAACACCATCCAGTCATATTGGGAGTCATTTGAGAAGGATATTGTACCCGCAGAGGCCGGTGATAAGCAGCGTGCCGGAATGAAGATGGCCTTCTACGCTGGCGCGACTACTGTCATCGAAATCCTCATGCGGATTGGTGAGGATGATGTTAGTGAAGAGCTTGGAGCATTGATGTTTGAAGGTTTACGCCGTGAGGCAGAGGCCTACGCTGAAAGCATTACAAGGACAGTGCAATGAGCTTCTGGAACCGCATAGCCCGCAATATCGCACGCCGTCCTGCTCTGGTTGATTGGATCATCAGGATCGGCGAACAATCACCATATCTGCACCTATTCCATAGCGATGGTACCGACTACATGGGCCGTTGGTGGTTGATGCCGAGCTGGATGTTAGGCCGTGATGAAAACGGCAATCTTTATCCATTTAAATGGCTACCTCGGATCATCCGCCTGCACCATATCCGCAGTGAGGATTGGGATCGAGACCTGCACGATCACCCGGCAGAGTATCGCACCATCATTCTGCGCGGCTGGTATCTGGAGCGTGACATCTATGGCGCCAAACATTTGCGTCAGCAAGGCGACACAAAGAAGGCGTCGGCAGAGACATTCCACAACATCGTAGCGGTATCACCAGGTGGTGTTTGGACGATATTCATCATGAAGAAAAAAACCAACAATTGGGGGTTCCTTGTTGGTGGTCGCAAGATTCCCTGGCGTAAATATGAAGGCCGGAAATGAGCGCGGTGCCACACATTAATTTATCTGTGCGGGCACAGCTCATCCTGGAAGAAATAAGCGGCGTTGTTTCGCTCTACAACATCAACCAGAAAGAAGTGGCATTTCTAAACAGCCTGGTCAACGAGCAGATTGTGCATGGTTCCAAAGGCCAGATCGAGTGGCTGGATAAGATCGAAGACAAGGTATTTGAAAAGGATACGCAGAATGACTAATAACACGCAAAGCCTGCAGATAAAGGATTCAGGTTCATGGCGCAATGTGGTCAAGACCACCAAGGAACAGATGATAAAACTGGCACCGCATATCACCGCAATGTCAGTAATCCTGGGCGGGAAGTTGACCTGGAGAATAGTCGAAGGCACGGATGTTATCGGGTATCTGTATGGCCCCGATTATGAGGATTGGAAACCACCACACTGGAAGGCTTGAATACGCAACTCTCAGTGCGAGTTTCGTATAACGGGGATTCACCCCAGAAAAGTTTCGTTTAGTTTTGCCTTGCAGTACTTCCCCGGCTGCAGGGCGTTTTTTGAAGTGTTCTGAATACAGGTTTATCTGTATCAAATACATAAATTTATGTACTTAGAGCACTTCACAAAACCCAACCAACAAAGGAGCAATACATGAAACAGTCAGACTTAATCGCAGCCGTTGCAACCGCAGCAGGCCAGAGCAAGCTAGTTACAGAAGGCGTGATCAAAGCCCTGGGCGATGTTACCCAGACCGCGCTCAAGGCAGGCGATGAAGTGGTACTCAACGGCATCGGCAAGCTATCAGTAACAGCCAAGGCCGCCCGCAATGGCCGCAACCCACACACAGGCGAAGCCCTGGTGATCGCAGCCCGCAACTCCCCAAAATTCACTGCTGCTAAGGCACTCAAGGATGCAGTGGCCTGAAGCTAAACCTTCACCTTCAGGCCGTTAAATAAGCGGCCTGAGTGAGACGGTTTATGAGGTGGGCGCATTGAGTCCTTTTCGATCAAGAAACCTGGATACGATCAACTTAAGGCAGAACGGTTGACGTGAGACGAAGGCCTGCTGCAGAGCAGGCTATAACGCCAGGAGCGGAGTAGTCGTGAGAGCCCACCTCACCCTTTTTTAATGGAGGTTATATGGATTTCATTTTGGGTATGTTAGCGGTTTTAATCATGTTCGGCGTTTTTGTTGTTGGCATGAAATGCGGATATGAGGTGGCCATTGATAAAGCCAAACGTGGCGATGAAATTACCGCCTATGGCAAAAAGTGGCAGCTTACTGTTACTGAGGTTAAGGCTGATTAAGATGAAATCAGGAAACAAGTTGCGCAATAGTGAACTGGCGATGATCCATATCGCCAAGAAAGAACTCGGCATGGCGGATGATACTTACAGATCCATGCTGTGGGCTTGCGCGCGTGTTTCCTCAAGCAAGGACCTTGACTATGCTGGCCGGGCAAAAGTGCTTGCGCACCTAAAGGCATGCGGTTGGAAAAAGCCCACAGCGCCCAATGTAACCCAGATTAAAAAACCGCTGATCGGTAAGATCGGGGCGCTGCTTGCGGATATGAAGCTGCCCTGGAGCTACGCTGAAGGCATTGCCAAGCAGATGTATAAACGCACCAAGCTTGAATGGTGCAGCCCGCAAGAGCTGAGCAGCATTGTGGCCGCCCTGGTTAAAAAGCAGCAGGCTGACGCCCGTGGTTAAGATCAAGACATCCGACATTCTCACCATCGCCATCGATGAGAAGATACTGCCATTTATCGTGCAAGATATCAGCCACCTGGTTGGCCTGGCCAATGCGCTGAAATTGGTGGACTATTACAAGGGCACCTCCATGTGGGTGCCTGAAGAGTTTCGTGATGATCATATCCTGGTGCGCATCATTGGCGCTGAATCAGCGATCAAGCTGATCGATAATTACGGCGGTGAAAGTCACGAGATCCCGAAGTGCGATGATGCTATCCGGGCCGTGCGCAATGAGCAGATCGGCAACAGCGACAAATCACAGAGCGCCCTGGCGCGTGAATGGGATTTAACGGTGCGCCAGATCCGCAATATTCAAAAAGATTACATGCAAGATGACAGACAAGCAGCGATGTTTTAGTATTTGTTAATGGTAGATAAGGGGATATCCATGAAAGCCGTAAAAATAATCATAGCCGTTGCCGTCATTGGCATTGCTTATGTGCAGTATGACCACTATCAAGCCTATGCGGCCAAGCAGCCAGTTGAGGTGCAAGACGCCCAGGTATACAACAGCACTTATGATGGCAGCGTGAAGCAGGTTGAGGCTTGGTTTGATAAGAACCTGGACGACCCCGCATCATTCGAGCGTGTGGAATGGAGCAAGGTGAGCAAGACTGCTGAAGGTAATTTTGTAGTGCGCTGCAAATACCGCGCAAAGAACAAGAGCGGCGCAGTAGAGCTGCAGGATAAGGTATTTATTCTGGGTTCTACCGGCATCGTGTTAGCGGTGAAGGATTACCAGGCCTGATTGACAGCACCAAACTTTACGCTTAACCTGATCTAGTCCGCCCCACCTGTTGGGGCGGAATCGTTTCCGCGTTACCTCATGCCCTGCTCATCCTCATAATCGGGGCATGTCACCTTTCAACCCCGACAAGTCCAGCCGCAACATTGATGACCTGATCATGCCCGTCAAGATCATGGCGCTCAATCACGTTCACGAGTGCAAACTTGTCGGTATTGATCTGCTTGTCATCTGTACTTACCGCTGCCCTCTAGACCAATCCATTTTATATGCCCAGGGCCGCACCAAGCCGGGCCGTATTGTGACCAATGCTAAAGCCGGTGATAGCCTGCATCAATACCGTGTCGCTTATGATGCAGTACCGCTGCGCAACGGCAAGCTGGTCTGGGGCACTTCTGGCGATGGGATTGATGATGACCCTACAGATGACGATAAAGACGACCTGGAGCTATGGCAGCGCGTTGGTGCGATAGGCAAGAAGTGTGGCCTGGAGTGGGCCGGTGATTGGGAAAAGTTTAGAGAGTTTCCGCATTTTCAATATAGAGGCGGCCTCTCCCTGGCTGACTTCAAAGCTGGGAAAGTACCGGCGAACCTATCAGTCAGGCTGATCACTAGTGGTGCCTCATGAGCGCGGCAGTGTTTGAGGTATTGGCGTTTATCTGCTTATTCATGGCGACCATAGTCGCCATTCTTACTCAGTCCTGGGCCGTCCTGGCTTTAGGCGCATTCGGTGCCCTGGTGTTGCTCAACCTACCGGTAACAAAGCCGGAGCCATTACCATGAATCTGAAATCACTGATTTGTAGTGCAGGCAGCGGCGACATATCGCTCACCAAGTTGTGGGCGAATGTTGCCTATCTTTCTGCGACCTTTGCATTTAACTACGGCACGATTGCAGGAGCAGCTACTGGTGGTGTGTCCGCAGAAAAATGGCTGATATTTCTGGCAGTGGTCGGCAGCCATGCCACAGCATCCAAGTGGATCGCGATGAAGTACGGAGGCGACGATGCAAAGGATTAAAACGGCTGCGTATATCATCCTGGTTCCCGTAGCCATCGTATTGGCGGCTTTATTTTTAAGATCCTGCGCGAATAGCCTGATCACAGCCAATTCACCATTGCCGCCTGTCAACCTGAGCGTGCCTGCCACACCATCAAAGCCTGTGATAGCAATGCCCCTGGAAAGTATTCCCTATGTGGCACCTACCATCCAAGCCTACCCGGCAAAAGCAAAAAAGAAAGTTAGCCTACCTGCCGTTGTCCAGGCCGATGAGAATCAACACCTGATCGCCTCGACTGAGGTCAAGGCCGACAAACATCCGCAACAGATAAATACCTTATTGAACACCAGCACCGGTGAATCTGAGACTTTTGTCACCCGCTTGCCTTCGCCCTGGCTAGCTTGGGATACGCATGGAGAAGCCAGCATTTCAGCTGGTATTAAGAACGGAACACCAACCGCCAGGTTACAGATCCGGCAAGGCTTGTTTCAGATTAAGGCGGTGCATTTTGGAGCTGTGGCCAGCTTGGATCAGCCACTCACTCCGCAGCCTGGTCAAGGTACGGAATATTTTGCAGGCGCTACTGCCTGGGTTGAATGGTAAGGGGAAACAGTGGGTGATTTTGAATATTTGAAGCTGGCAGTGCAGGTCATTAACGTATTGGTGACTGTTCTGCTTTTTGTGAATGTGCAGCGAATTAATAAAGAAAAAGCCAATAACGAGCGCTTCACCGCACTGGAAAAAGAGGTGACTAGTAGCGTCAAAGTGCTTAGTGAGCGCTTGGGTATGCTTGAAGTGCGGGTTGAGAAAACACCTACCCATGATGATCTGGCCAAGATTCACGAGAAGATTAATGCTGTTTCGGATTGTGTAAGTCGCATCGAAGGTGAGGCTTCTGGCACTGCGAAGACAGTGGATTTGATACATGACTATCTATTAAACAGGGATCGTGCATGACTTACTCCGAGAAGGTACGTGAAGCCTGGCGATTAGAGATTCTGAATCTCCTGGCACAAATGCCGGGCTATTCTTCCGGGCAGTATTTCCTTTATGGGTGCCTCATCGATGGCGGCTTGCCGCCACCATCATCTGACCAGGTAGCTACCGAGCTGCAATGGCTGGAGGAGCAGGGCCTGGTAGTGATCGAAAAAACAGCCAGCCTGGACAGTGCAAAAATCACGCAGCGCGGACTGGACGTATCCAAAGGCCTGGCAAAGTCACCAGGCGTGGCTAAGCCGAGGCCGGAATGAAAAGCAAATCCACCATCACACGCCTTGATCCACGCATCAAGACAGCTGTCGACGAAGCAATCCGTGAAGGCCGGGCTACCGTCGATGAGGTGTTAGAGCTTATCAAGCAGCTGGGCGGCGAAGTTTCGCGTAGCGCCGTGGGCCGATATAAGAAAAACGCCGAGCGGCAAATGCAGCAATACCGTGAAGCCCAGGAGATGGCCAAGGTGTGGATAGGAAAGCTGCAGGCGGACCCTGAAGGCGATATCGGCAGGCTGTTGGCCGAGATGCTGCGCACAGTGGCCTATCAGTCCATAGGAGATCTTGAAGCGGCCACACCTGAAGACTTGATGCTGCTGGCCAAAGCGTTAAAAGACATGGCCGGAGCGGACAAGTTAACGGCTGAGCGTATTCTCAAAGTACGCCAGGAGTCAGCCAAAGAAGCTGCTGAGAAAGCTACCACCTTTGCTAAATCCAGAGGGCTATCCAAGGACACGGTAGAGCAGCTGCGCCGCGAGATTCTGGGGATCGCATGAACGCCGAACTGAACCCGATCGCCAGGCTATATAGCGAACCTGAAGACGAGTTACCACATGCACTGATGGGCTATCAGCAGCGCTGGGTAGCGGACACCTCCCCGTTCAAGTTGATGGAAAAAGGTCGCCGTACCGGTATTACCTGGGCGGAGGCATCAGACAATGTATTGATCGCTGCTGCAGAAAAAAGCGCCGGTGGCCAGAACGTCTATTACATCGGCACTGACCAGGAGATGACCGAGGAATACATCCAGGCCTGCGCCATGTGGTGCAAGGTGTTTAACCGAGCCGCTACTGAAATAGAAGGTGGATTTTGGGACGAAGCCGAAGATGAGAATGACCGGCATATCAAGACTTTCTCGATCCGCTTTCCAGACTCTGGCCACAAGATCATTGCCCTGGCATCCAGGCCGCGCAAGCTGCGTGGGCGACAAGGCGTGCTGGTTGGCGATGAGGCTGCTTTCCAGGATGAATTGGGGCAGTTGATCAAGGCCGCGCTGGCCTTCCTGATCTGGGGCGGCAAGGTGCGCATTATCTCGACTCACGATGGAGAAGATAACGCTTTTAACGAGCTGATCAACGAGGTGCGGGCTGGTAAGCGAAATGGCACGGTACACAGGGTGACCTTCGCCGAAGCTGTTGCTGAAGGCCTTTACAAGCGCGTATGCCTGCGCAAAGGCATTGAATGGTCACAGACTGAGGAGGATGCCTGGGTAAAAGACGTGTACAGCTATTACGGCACGGATGGCGATGAAGAGCTGGACGTTATCCCATCGAGCGGTGGCGGCATCTACCTGGGCAGCTCCATGATCCTGAATTGCATGTCACCACAAACACCGCTAGTGCGCGGTGCCTGGCCTAGCAGCTTTTCCCTGGTCCCGGAGAGATCTCGCTATATCGAGGTGGAAGACTGGTGCGAAGACAACCTGAAGGAAACATTGAAGGCACTGGATAGCACCAGGGCGCATGGCTTCGGCCTGGACTTTGGCCGTCTGCGCGATCTTACCGTACTCCCGATCCTGGAAGAAACAAAGGACCTGCGTAATCGCGTTTGCTTGTGGATCGAGCTGACGCGTTGCCCATTCAGGCAGCAAGAGCAGATCCTGCAGTATGTGGTCGACCGACTACCACGATTCCGCAAAGGCGCGCTGGATGCTACCGGCAATGGTTTGGCCCTGGCCGAGTTTGCCCAGCAGCAATGGGGAACCCTGCGCATCGAGGCGGTGAAATTATCTGACAGCTTCTACCTGGAGAACATGCCGCACTTCCAGGCCGCCTTCCAGGACGGCACGCTGGCCGATATCCCGAAAGACGATGAGATCCGGGACGACTTGCGCGCGATCAAGAAAATACGTGGCGTGCCCAAGATACCGCATGGTTCTACACAAAAAGGCGACGATAAAAAGCAGCAGCGCCACGGTGACGGCGCGATAGCTCTATTCCTAGCCGACTATGCCATGCGCCAGGATATCAGCCCTATCGAATTCACGAGGGTACCGAAGGCAGGCAGGTTTGCAGATAGCAACGAAAAACAGAGTGAATACAGCGACCGGGGTGGATGGTAATGGGCAAGATACTCGATATTAATGGCAAGCCGTTCGACAGCGGACAGTTGAAGGATATACAGACCGAGCAGGTGGCTAAGATCGCCGGGCTGAATACGCAATTTGCGTCGCACCCAAGCAGGGGCCTGACACCGGCTAAGCTGGCATACATACTCGGCAGCGCTGAGCAAAATGACATCATGGCGCAGCACGACCTCTTCCTGGACATGGAAGAAAAAGATGCTCATATCCTGACTGAGATGAGCAAGCGCAAGCGCGCCATGCTGACCTTGGACTGGAGCATCGAGCCGCCGCGTGGCGCTTCGTCTGAAGAGAAAAAGCTGGCCGCGTATGTACATGACGTGTTTGAAGACTTCGATAATTTCGAGGATTTAATCCTGGACATGCTCGATGGCATCGGCCACGGGTTCTCTTGTCTTGAGCTGGAGTGGGAGCTGCTGGGAAAAGAATGGTTGCCTAAATGCTTTACGCACAGACCGCAGACCTGGTTCCAGTTCGATACGCAAACCCGATCGCAGATCCGACTGCGCGATAATTCGATGGATGGCGCAGAGCTTTGGCCTTTCGGCTGGGTGACGCACGTTCACAAAGCGAAGTCAGGCTATATCTCCAGGAGCGGGCTGCACCGAGTACTGGCCTGGCCGTTCCTGTTCAAGAACTACAGCGTGCGCGACTTGGCCGAGTTTCTAGAGATCTACGGAGTGCCGATGCGCTTGGGCACTTACCCTAGCGGATCGAGCGATGATGAGAAAGCCACCCTGCTGCGTGCAGTAGCCAGCATCGGACACGACGCTGCAGGCATCATCCCTGAAGGCATGATGATTGATTTCAAGGAGGCGGCCAAAGGTGGTAGTGATCCATTCCAGACCATGATCGAGTGGGCAGAGCGCTCGCAGAGTAAAGCCATACTGGGAGGCACGCTGACAACACAGGCCGATGGCAAGAGTAGCACCAATGCCCTGGGCAATGTCCACAACGAAGTGCGTCACGATCTGCTGGCAGCTGATGCAAAACAGGTGGCCAGCACGATCACCCGCGACATCATTTTCTCGCTAGTCACGCTTAATAAAGGCCAGGTATTCGATAAACGCCGCTTGCCCAGGTTTCGCTTCGACACGATGGAAGCCGAAGATCTCGGCATTTATTCTGAAGCACTGCCTAAGCTTGTCAGCATGGGCATGAAGATAAAAACCGAGTGGGCACACGATAAATTGCGCATCCCGATCCCAGATGAAGGCGATGACATTCTGGTGATAGCTGCCAAAGAGCCAGCAACGGATCGTGAAGCATCAGCAACCGAGGTGGCTGCGCTGACGGCCATAGTCGAGAACCAGGATGAATTCGATATCTTTGCCGAGGAACTGGCCAGCGATTGGGAGCGTGTGACCGACCCGATGATTGCACCATTGATGGCCCTGGCCAGCGAGGTCGATAGCCTGGAAGCTTTCCATGCCAGGCTGCCGGATCTGATCAAGAACATGGATACCAGCGTGCTGGCGGATTCACTCGCACAAGGCCAGTTCGCCACCCGAATCTGGGCAAAAATCAATGAACCAAAGGAGGATTAAATGAGTGACTTTATCAGTATCGAGGGCAAAGCCCAGCTAACTCCACTAGCGATATCAGGGGCAGCAGCGCAGACAGAAGCGATGTCGCCAGGCATTTTTGATGTTATGTCGACGGTCGATTGTTTTATCAAGGTGGCAGTGGATGCATCGGATATTACTGCCGCTAGCGGCTATTTTCTGCTTGCCGATAATGTGATTTCAGTCGAGGTCCCTAATGGACGCAAGATTGGTGTCATTACTGCCGGTGGAACCGGTACCTTTTTACGTCATCAGGTGAAGTGATCATGAGACAAAGACAGAATAAAGTTAGTGCGAGTGCGAGTGGTGGCAGCGCCGGACTAACACAAAGCACCGTTAAAGCCAGAAAAACGGAAATGATTGTTACAAGTTCTGGCAATAACTCCACCGCAAACAACAATGCCTTCCCCCCGCGTGTCGCCTTTGCACAAGTAAATCGAAAATCTTTAATTTTTCGCAACATGCCCTACAACACGGAAAGCTTACAAGTCGGCAGGCGGGATGCTGACAACATCCAAAATGGTAATGCCGATTTTACTGTTTCCCATACGATACTTCCGGGTAAAGAAGTTGTTATAGCTAATGACCGCGCGCAATGGTTTATGAGGCAATTAACAAATAGCCCTGTCAGTACTGCTTACGAAATAGAAGAAATATTCACTCTTTAAGAAGGGGTTGTAAATGGCTATTAACCGAAAAATTCAAAGCTCTAAAGTCCCTAAGCCTATCCTTAGGAACTACGTATATTTCAACCCTGTATCGACGCCATTATGGCTTGATAAAGATGGCATTACCTTTTACGGCGGTACAGGCCAAAAGCTTCAGTATTCAGTTAATTGCGACACGGCCGCAACACCAACTTGGGTTGATATATATACCTTCCCATCGTCACAAGGGCAGTTAGTAACCGGATTTGAACAGCTACCTAACGGCGAAGCGCTTGTAGTTTGCACGCAAGTTGGTCAGGGTACAAACCTTTCACGTGTATATAAGTCCACAGGGTGGAACTATGGAATTGGGCGTTTAACCGCCACTTGGTTAGAAGTCCTAATGACCATAGGGGGGGAAATATATCGGAATTATTCTCTTCACGGATTTAATTACGGTAAAAATGGCGTAGTAGTTATGGGAGAAGGTGGCTCCCAGACAGCAGGCGGCGCAGGTAATGAAGCTTCCGATATTGTGAAGGCTAGACGGGTTTGGGTGTCCAAGGATTTTGGAGATACCTGGCAGCTAATATTTGATATATACACCTTCGGACAATCTCGCGGCGTAGCCTACCCTACTACGGTTCACATGCATGGGGTAAGTTATGATGAGGATGACGATAGAATTATCGCTTGTTTTGGAGATGCAGGCGCGGCTCAATCTGGGGACGATATAGCGGGAGCTGGGAATATACAAGTGGCATATTCCGATGATCTAGGCACTACGTGGAACCTTTGGCCTCAACCGCAATTCTGGAACTGGTCTGGACAAGTGGGGGCCATCCTTCAATTCATAGTCTGCATACCACTAGCTGACTGTCTGATATTTACGCCTGATATCTCCCAACCTACCTGTCCTATGGTTTATCCAAAAATCGGCTACAGAGCTTATGGTGATCCACATCCAACTGTTAGTATCGGCAGTGGGGTAACCCATGTACCACGCAAGGTCAATAAGGATAGGACCTGTCCTATGTTCTTTGGAGGGGCAACTCCAACCAGCACCCAAACAGGAACACTAGAAGTTAGACTAGCAGTCACCGAAGATGGTGGGTTTACCTGGGTGAGGCTATCTGAGAGTGTCCCGTTGCAGAATCCCGCATTAACCACTTGGGGTTACACCGATGCATTCGGGCCTACGATTAATGGAAAATTAGTCTTAAAAGCACAACACTCAACTAATAACGATACGAGTAAAAAGTATATTCAAGTTGAATTCATCCCTGGCAGGCCAGGCCCGGAAAAGGCTTCCGGTTTAGACAGCATTGCAGATGGTGGGGTGATCGCACACGGCTTAAATGGAATACCAATAGACGTGTCGGTATCGGCAACCGTGATTAATCGCGATGTGGTTATTACGGCAGTCGATGCTACCAATCTAACAATTGCATTAAAAGACTTAACAGGCGCAACGGTTTCCGTAGCCGAACCTGTTCGGTGGGCTGCTTCTTTATAAATATTTATTAAAGAGTAAATGATCAAATTCCAGTCACTCCCTCCAGCTGAAGCTATCGAGTACTTTCGTCAGAAAGGCTACTTGATCGGCTTTAATTGGGAGGACGTGTGGCAGGAGGAGCACCAGGTTGCATTTACCGTGGCCAAGGCTATGCAGATAGATCTGCTTGAAGATATCCGGGCGGCAGTAGATGCTGCGCTAGTAGAGGGCACTACCCTGGCGGAGTTTCGCAAGCGGTTGAAACCTCTTCTGGTGCAAAAGGGTTGGTGGGGTAAAGCCGAGATGGAAGATCCGCTGACTGGTGAAGTTAAGCTGGTGCAGCTGGGCAGTACTCGCCGCCTTAAAACCATTTACGATACCAACCTGCGCACCGCCCACAGCGAGGGCCAATGGGAGCGCATTCAAGGTAATAAATCCGCTTTCCCATACCTGCAGTACGACGGCAACAATAGCGAGCATCCAAGGATTCAGCATAGCTCATGGGATAACCTGGTGCTGCCGGTTGATGATCCTTTCTGGCAATCGCACACGCCGATCAAGGAGTGGGGTTGCAAATGCAGGGTGATCCAATTGAGTGGCCGCATGCTGGAGAGGCGCGGGCTTGAGGTTAATCAATCACCCAAGGTGCCGGTATATACCTACACCAATAAGCGGACTGGTGAGGTGCAACAGATCCCGCAGGGTGTGCACCCTGCTTTTAATTATCCGCCTGGCGGCAGAATGGCCAACTTGAATAAGTTGCTGAATGAAAAAATCGACTCACTCCCGGACAACCTGGCCACCGCTTTTAAAAATCTGCCGGGGAGCACTCCCAAACGATAATCATCGATTTGTCATTTAACGCGATTAGCCGCATCGTAATCCTTTCAAGCGGCATACCCCTGCAAATTTTGTGTTAGACGTTTTTAACGCATGGTTAACGCTATTTTTGAGCCATTCAAACACCCCTTTCGCAAACGCATTTACACCTGGCTGACTTGCCAGGCTTTTTTTTACCTGATAGTCTGATTAAGCATTAGCCATCCCAAGGCCGGGAAACGTTTCCGCCTTATCCCCGTATCACCCGCCATAGACAATGGCGGTGTCATGAAACAAACACCAAACCGTCTCAAGCCAGTCCCATTTGCCATTGCAGCCTGTTCGTTCGAGGTTGCTAGCGGCAAGGAGGTGCAGATTTTGCCGTCCGGCAAATTTACGCCTATCGACGGCCGTACTCTCGAAGTTGAATCCTGGTACATCGATGCTGAAATTGCCAGTAAGGTGATCGCGGCAGTGAGTGCCAGGACAAACCGCCTGGTAACGGATTACGAGCACCAGACACTGCACAAGGAAAAGAACGGTCAGCCAGCACCCGCTGCCGGATGGTTCAAAGAGCTTGTGTGGCGTGAAGGCCAGGGCCTATTCGCTACAGACTTCGAGTGGACCGCTGCAGCAGCTGCAAAAATCGAATCCAAGGAATATCGCTACTTCTCACCTGTTTTCACTTACGACAAGAAAACCGGTGCAGTCAAAAACCTGATCATGGGTGCCCTTACAAATTATGCCGGTATTGACGGAATGGACGAGGTCGCGCTTGCGGCTCTTTTAACTGATCAAGAGGAACCTGATATGAATATTGAAGAATTACTGGCCAACATCCGCTGGATGTTGAATCTGCCAACCCTGGCCACGCAAGAAGAGGTCGCTACCGAGCTTCAGAAAGCGGTCGACAAGATCAAAGCCAGCAACACCACCGAAACAGCAGCTGCCAGTTTCAGCATCCTGACCCTGCTCGATACACGCAATGATTCTATTGCAGCGCTGACCGCTGCAGTAGATAAGCCTGACCCGGCCAAGTTTGTGCCGATTGCCGACCTGGTCGCGGTCAAGGATCAACTGGCCGCACTATCCGGCTCTGTTCGCGATGCTGAAGTTGAAACCCTAATCTCTACCGCGATTGCGGACGGCAAATTGCTGGCAGTCCAGGAGCCCTGGGCGCGTGATCTCGGCAAGAAAGATATCGCAGCACTAAGCGGCTATCTAGCAACTGCCACACCTATCGCAGCGTTAACCGGCACCCAGACAAGCGGTAAAGCGCCAGAAAAGCTGGAAGACATCGTGCTGACGGACGATCAGGTTGCCATGTGTACCGCGATGGGCACTGATCAGGAGGAATTCAAGAAAACCCTGCTGGCTGAAGCTACTACTGCTTAAGTCGGTACACCTCATAACGCATTAAACATATAAGGAGTAATACCAAATGTCAGCTCTAGTATCTGATCGCAACACGCCGCACATGGACGGTGAATTGCTCGGCCTGAAAATGGCAGCAGCAAAAATTTTCGCAGGCTCATTAGTAGCGCTCAATGCTGCAGGCTTTGCAGCGCCAGGTGCGACTGCAACAACCTTGACCGCAGTAGGTCGCGCAGAAGAAACCGTGGACAACTCTGCAGGCGCTGCCGGTGATAAGACAGTGCTCGTTCGCCGTCGCAGATCATTCAAGTTTGCCAACCTCGGTGCAGATCCAATCGTCCAGGCCGATCTCATGAAAACTTGCTACATCGTCGATGACCAGACCGTGGCCAAGACGAGTGGAGGTGCTACACGTTCCGTTGCTGGCACTGTGGTCCAGATCGATGCCGATGGGGTGTGGGTCGAGTTCGATTAACCAGGCTTAATTTTCTGCAACAGGTAACAACACTTTCTTAATTTAAGGAGATTTAAAGTGAATAAAGGTAAATTTGTATTAAGTCTGGCGGTAGCTGGGGCGATGTTAGCCCTGGCGTTCAGCCCGATGCCAGCAATGGCGGCGCCGGAAAATTTTGATCCGGGCATGGTAGGTGTTGGCTTCTTAGGCATGCTGGTCAATAAATCCACCCTCAGCAACGTTTTCATTAGCCTGAAGACCACATTCAACAACGCATTTACGGCCACCGAAACTGTGTGGAGCAAGATTGCGATGAAGATCCCATCCACCACATCCAGTAATGATTACGCCTGGTTATCGAAATTCCCCAGGATGCGTCAGTGGATAGGTGACAAGAATATTAAGTCGCTGGAAGCCTTCAAATACAACATCCCCAACAAGGATTTTGAAGCGACCATCGAAGTCGACCGTAACGATATTGAGGATGATCTGCTGGGTATCTATGCGCCGCAGGCTCAAAGCGCCGGTGAGTCATCCAAGCAGTTGCCAGACGAAATCGTGATGGACCTGGTGAATGGAGCATTTACCAACCTCTGCTTTGATGGCCAGTTCTTTATCGATACCGATCACGTCGTGCAGGGTGCAAGCGTTTCTAACAAGCTGACAGCCGCACTCAGCGCTGCCAGCCAGGCCGCTGCACTTGCCAGCTATGGCACAGCACGCACCATGATGCGCAAATTTAAGGATGACGAAGGTCGCCCATTAAATTGTGTGGGAACTGTTCTGCTGGTTGGTCCGGCATTGGAATACGTTGCGCTGGCATTAATGAACAACGAACGCCTGGATGATGGCAAGGCGAACCCTTTCAGGGGCACTGCAGAAGTGGTCGTTGATGGTCGCATTACGTCCGATACCGCATGGTTCCTGCTGGATACCAGCAAGTCAATCAAACCGTTCGTGTACCAGGAACGCAAAGCGCCGGTATTTGTGTCACAAACAGATCCGGAAGCTGATGACGTATTTAACCGCAAGAAATTCAAGTTTGGTGCCGAAGCACGTGCGGCTGGCGGCTACGGTTTCTGGCAGCTGGCTGTGGGTTCTACCGGTCTAGGTTAATAGCTGGTAATCGCCCTCTCTTTGTGAGAGGGCAAACCTAACCTACTTTTTTGAGGAAACCAATTATGAAAGCACTATTAATACGATCCCTGCTGCCTACGTTTCGACGTGCCGGGATTCAATTCAACAACCAGGAAGACACCACTGTATTGCTCAGCGACCTTTCTAAAGAGCGTCTGAAGCTCCTGCAGGAAGAAAAGATGCTCAGCATTCGTGAGACTGAACTGGAAGATCCAAAACCTGCAGCTCCTCAAGGCTCAGAAAAAATCAGTGCGATCGTCGATGCCATCAAAAAGCTGAATGTAGATAGCAAGGATTTATGGACTGGCGCTGGTGTTCCAAAGACTGAAGCAATTGTGGCCATCACAAAATGGGACGTCTCAGCTAAAGAGCGTGATGAAGCATGGGAGCTGGTCAAGCCTAAGTAAGGCTTAACCATCATTATGACTTACGCAACAGCATCTCAGTTTATCCAGCAGTATGACGCCGAAGAAATCGCGCAGCGCGCAGATCGTGGCATACCTCGCCTGGTAACAGCCGAGATGCTGGAGCTTGCTGCGATTGATGGTGACCTCAGTGGTTTTACAGTTGAAGAACAGGCGGCAACTGTAAAAGCTCTGGAATTGATCAACGTTAAATTGGAAGACGCAGACAGTGTAGTTAACGGTTATCTGGCATCACGCTACAACCTGCCGCTCGCTGTGCTGCCCAGAATGATAGTGACGACGGCATGCGATATCGCCAGGTATGAGATTTACGACGATAACGCCACCGAGATCATCGCTACCCGCTACAAGGATGCAATCAAACGCCTGACTGCCATCTCTAAAGGCGAGATCAACCTTGGTATCGATACCAGCGGCAATAAGCCGGTGATTAACGACGGTGCCCAGGTAGTGACTGGCGGCAAGGTGTTTGTCCGTGATGGAAGCTTTATCTGATGAACGGAATCCTTACCCGCATCGAGTTTGATGACCAGTCTATCCGATCAGTGTTGATGGCGCACCGGGCGTTTGGCCAGAACCCTGCAGCGGCGATGGAGGATATCGCCACCATTGGTGAGAACACAACCCGTGAACGTTTCGATACGCAAATAGGCCCGGATGGCCAGCGCTGGAAACCGAGCCTACGTGCGCTGATCAATGGCGGAAAAACGCTGACCAAAGATGGCCACCTGGGCGACTCGATCACCCATTTGTCAGATAGCAAGATGGCCGAGTGGGGTAGCAATAGAATTTATGCGCGTATTCACCAGATGGGCGGCGATATCTTGCCTAAAGCTGGTGGTAGTTTGCGCTTCAGGCTGGCTAGTGGAGCCTTTGTGAGCACCAAGAAAGTGACGATCCCTAAGCGTGAATTTCTGGGTGTTTCAGATAGTGACAGCCAGGACATGCTCGATGCTCTCCAGGCGCGCATAGAAGGAATTAGCCGTGCTCACTGAGGCAGAAGATGACCTGGTTGCCAGGATAAAAGCTGCACCGGTGATGCAGAAGTTGCGCCAGGTTGGCACCCTGCCGGATCTGGATGGCGACACTCTGGTGAAAGATTTTTTTACGAATGCACCTGCAGCCTATGTATCCCCAGCTGCTGTGCTGACGATTAAAGACCGAGTGATCAATGTCGGTTTTTCGGTGGCATGTGTCGCAAAAAATGCAGCTGGCCATGAAGCTGCACGCAAAGGCGACGGCAAGATGATCGGTATGTATTTGATCGCCGAGAACATTGCTGCCCTGCTTGATGGGTTTGTGGCCGGTGATATCCCGCTTTATTGCACTGGCATCAGCCTGTTAAACGACGAAAAGTTATTTAAGGCAGGTTTGCAGGTCGCGGTTGTGACGCTCGCTGGCCAGGCGCTTTTGGATTCCGGCATTGATGTTGATGCCCTGGATGATTTCGAGACATTAAGCAGCCAGTATGACCTGCCGCAACATGAGAGTGATTCAGAGCATACGAAATGGCAGCAAGAGCCGCCTAATCATTCGACCAGTAAGCCAGAAATTATCGACACACTGACATTAAATAATTAACCAGGAGGCAGCATGACTGCAACTAAAAAACCAGTATTACATCAGCCCGTTTTTGCCAAGCCTGCAGCTGGGCTGAAGGTACGTAAAGAAGACGGCGGTTATCTGCCAGAAGCTGGCGACACCGTGATCCACAGCAGCTATTGGGCACGCCGTGAGATCGATGGCGATGTGGATCTGAGTGCAGATCTGCCGGTTGCTGAGCCAGAGCCAGAAAAACCTGCTCAAAAAAGTAAACAGTAAGCCTTAGGCAGCACTTAACAGGAGATTACCATGCCGGACAATATTACCTTTTTAACGATACCAGTCGATTGGCGTGTGCCAGGTGCTTATATCGAGATCGATCACACCAGGGCAGTGCGTGGTTTGTCCCAGATGACGCACCGCATGCTGATACTCGGCCAGCGCCTGACAACCGGCACGGTCGCTGCCGGTGTGCTGACCAAAGTAACGCGCAAGGAAGACGGGGTGAACTACTTCGGGCGCGGCTCGATGCTGGCCCAGCAGATAGAAGCTGCCATGAAGGTCAACCCCTACACAGAATGCTATGCCCTGGCGCTTGATGACCTGGTGGCCGGTAATGCTGCAGCCGGTAGTATTTTATTTGCCGGTACCCCGACTGAATCCGGCACTCTAAACCTCTATATTGGTGGTCGACGCTTGCAGGTTGGCATCACTGCATCGCAAACACCTACGCAGATTGCAACCAATGTTGCCGCTGCAATTACTGCAGATGTTGATGGCGCAGTAACAGCTACAAGCAATGTGGGCACCGTAACAATAACTAGCCGCCACAAAGGTGTTGAAGGCAACGACATCGATATACGCCTGAATTACTACCAGGGCGAATATACACCCAAGGGCATGACAGCCACGATCACTGCAATGACAGGCGGTACCGGCAACCCTGATGTGACAGCTGCTATCACTGCCATGAGCACGCTCTCGGCATACACCATATTAATGGGTTGGACAGATCCCGCTAATGTGGCCTTGATGGAAACTGAATTGCAGTCTCGCTGGGGCGGTATGGATATGCGCACCGGCCATGTATTCGGCCACAAAAACGGCAGCTACAGCACACTTTCAAGTTATGGCAGCGCCCGTAACAGCCCGCATAGCACTTTCACCGGCTTAAATAAATCTCCAACTCTGCCCTGGGTGATTTCTGCTCAGTTTGGCGCCATAGTTGAATTTAGCGGAGCCAACGATCCTGCTGTGCCATTCCGAACACTTTCATTGCCAGACGTGATGGCCCCGAAAGAGAGTGATCGCTTTATGGATACCGAACGTAACTTATTGCTGCGTGACGGTATCAGCACAATAGTATTTGATCAATCGGGTGCGGCTTTCATCGAGCAAGTTATCACTACCTACCAGCAAAATAGTTTTGGTGTTGATGATGTCAGCTTGCTAAAACTCAATACCAAATGGACAGCGGATTACATGCGCTTTGCATTCCGTGCCGGTGTGCAGCGCGACTATCCACGCCATAAGCTGGCAAATGATGATGTCCTGGACAAGATTCAATCCGGCCAGGCAATTGCCACACCTAAGTTGATACGCAATAGCCTGATCGGCACCGCACAGCAAATGGTTAAAGTTGGTTTGCTTGAGGATCTGGATCAGTTTATCGGTGAGCTGATCGTAGTGCGTTCTGATACGGACAAGAATCGTGTCAATGCAATCCTGCCGCCGAACGTGGTTAACCAGTTTGACGTATTTGCCGCTGCAGTCCAGTTCGTACTTTAAAGGCTTGCAGGGAGGCTTTCCCTGCGTAGTGCAGTTTTAGCAATAGATCAAAAAGGAGTTATTTAGATGGCAAAAGTTATGGGACGCGCTTACATCACCACCAATGGCAAGCGCCTGAACAGTAAAGAAGGGGCTACCCTGGATTATGGTGGCATTTCGCGCGCACCGGTGGTTGGTGATAGTGGCGTTGCCGGTTCGCAAGAAACGATTACCGCACCGCAGATCGACTGCACCATCATTGCCAGTAGCGATATCAAATTGGCTGAGATCCAGGCGATTGACGATGCCACCATCAGCTTTGATACCGATGATGGCCGGAGCTACGTCATTACAGGCGGTTTTAGTGGGCCTGCACCCAAGCTCTCCAAAGATGGCATCGTGGCTGTGTTTTATGGCATTGATTGCAAGGAGGCTTAATTGAAAACACAAGCTCAGGATGTTAAATCAGAGCCGGTAACCAGTCCGGCTTTTTCCACCCCTATCAATATTGCCGGGGTGAGCTATACCCATTTTGTTATGCGAGAGCCAACGATCCAGGACATGTTTGATGCCGAGGAGGAGCTTGCACAATATGGTAAGGGGACAGATACACCGATTGCATTCAATGCCGAAATGATGATCCGCCAGATCACAAGAGTCAGTAACGCAGAAGGCGGCGCATTCGATGGTCCATTCACCCTGAATATGCTGAAAAGCTGGGGAACTAAAAACTGGCGTGCGTTGCGGAATCACCAGATTAAGGTTGACCTGCTGGGGGAAGTTTAAGCGCACAGCATAAGAATCTGTTGGACAGTATTTTTTTGCTGGCGCTTAAAACGGGCTGGTCGAGAACAGAAATTATGCAGCTATCGACCTTTGAATTTAATCACTACCTGGAAAAGTTAACGCAGACACACAATGAGTAACCGTGATTTAACGCTTTCGATGAAGATGTATGCCGATGCCTCCCGGTGGGTTTCCGGGTTGGCCAATGGCGAAAGCGGCACACGTAAATTTACCACCAGCGTCCGTCGTGAGTTCGATGCGTTAAAAAACACACTCGGCAGTGTAGAAGGCAGGCTGGCATCGATCGGTGTTACCGTTGGCGCCACTGCTTCCATCATCCAGTCAGCCAGGCTAGATAAAAGCCTCACCCAGATCGGCCAGACTGCAGGCGAAGGCGGTCAGGAAGTAGCCAGTCTGCGCAAAGAGTTATTCCGCATGAGCAAGGAAACCGGGCAACCGGTGGATGATCTCAGAGACGGTTTTAACAATGCAGTACAAGCAGGCTTGAAGTTTAATGAAGCGCTGCCGGTGATCGATGCCACCAATAAAGCAATGGCTGTGACTTCTGCCGGTGCGGACGTATTAACCAGCAGCTTGACCGTGGCCAGTACTGCTTACAATTTTGACCTGAAGAAACCAGGGCTGGCACTTAATCTCCTGGACAAAATGACAGTAGCCGGGCGCCAGGGTAATGCCGAGCTGGAGAATCTTTCCAGCATCTTTGGCCGTATCGGCCCTAATGCTGCCAGTGCTGGCATGGGTTTTGAGCAGACGCTGGCATTCATTGAAGGTTTATCCCAGATAGAAAGACAGCCGGAGCGCCTGGCCACCCTGGCTGATAGCACGCTGCGCCTGTTCACTAACCTGAAGTACATGAAGGATGCCCAGAAAGCGACAGGCATTAAATTCTTTAATACCGATGGTACCCGCCGCGATGCACTGGACACCATTGCTGATATCAAAAAACAGTACGACAAACTTAATACTGATAAAGAGCGCGCACTGTATATACAGAAGGCGTTTGGCAATGCAGACCTCGATACCATCAAGGGCATGCGTGTTCTGGTATCCGGTGACATGCTGGATAACATTAGAAAATTCAGTGGTGAGATCAGCAAGGCAAACGGCACGCTGGAACGCGATCTTTCCAAGGGTATCGACAATGCAGTTGATCAGACTGGCCGCTTGAAAGGTGCATTGCGCGAAGCTGCAGATAATTTCGCCCAGCCTATCAACAAGACTATTGCCAATATTATCAAGTACACAATGGCCGACAAGAAAGATGGCGGCCTGGGCATGGATGGCAAGGATATGCTGCTGGCCGGTGGTGGGTTAACTCTCGGCACTCTGCTGGCGGCACGCTACGGTGGCAAAGCGATCAGTGGGTTGGCTGGCATGGGCGCAGGCGTAGCCACCGGCAAAGCTTTGGAAACTGCAGCAGGCGTAACACCGGTGTTTGTAGTGAACATGCCAGGTGGCGGTATCTCAGGCATGCCTGGCCTGCCAAGCAAATTACCAACTGCTGCGACCGCTGCCGGTGTAGCGGGTGCTGGCGCCTTCGCTGCCAAGAATATTGGCACTACATTGGCGTTATTGGGCGGATCAAAACTGAGTGCATTGCGCATGATGGGCGCCGGGGCTATGGGTACCGCAGGTGCAGTTGGTGCCGCCTCGTTAGGGGGTGGGTTCATGCTTGGCAATACTGATATCGGCGGCAAGATTGCCCTGCATATCATGAAGCTTTTCGGTAGCAAAGATGCCGCAATGGCGTTAGATACCATGAATTCAGAAACCAAGCTTACCGGCACCTTGAATATCAAGCTTGACCAGGATGGCCGTGTAATTGGTAGCAGTGTTAAAACCAACCAGCCAGGCTTTAATGTAAACATGGCCAACGGCCCTTACATGGCGTTAACTCAATAATGGCCTGGCGCGATCAAATGCAGCAGCCATCTTTCCGTGGTGTGCCTTTCCGGGTGACCAGGTCTGACGGACAAATCGGCAGGCGTACCGTTGTTCACCAGTACCCCAATAAGGATGAATCCTATGTAGAAGACTTGGGCAAGTTAGCCCGAGTGTTTACCCTGACTTGTTTTGTGCTGGGCCCAGACTATATGGATGCCCGCGACGCTCTGGAAACTGCATTCGAACAAGAAGGTCCAGGCGAGCTGATTCACCCGTGGCGCGGACGTATGACGGTTTCGGTGACTGACTGCAGGCCAAGCGAAACAGTAGACGAAGGCGGCAAGCAGGGTTGGTCGGTCACATTTACCCAATCTGGTAAAAATGTGCAGCCTAACATCCGACCAGATACCTATGCCGTGGTTAACGCTGCAGCAGACGAAGCCGTGCTGGTGAGTGAGCAGGATTTTGCTGACGTATTCACTGTAGATGCGCTACCGGCTTTCGTCGAGCAGGATGCCTTTGAAATGGTGAATGGTGTGATGGATGAAACCCTGGCCACAGCCAAAGGTATGTTGCCGGATATGACCATCATGCCCGCATTTATTCGCCAGGCACAAGGCACGCTGGGCAAGCTTACCCAGCTTTTTCGGTTACCAACCAGCCTGGCCAGCCTGGTGAGTGGACAGATTGCTGGCCTGCTTGGCCTGGGTAACTCACCACTGGCAGCGCTGCGTGCTTTGTTCAAGTTATTCGGGTATCAAAACCCTGGTGCCAGCTCCAACAATTTAACTTCAGCACGAATTCAGCAGGCAGCAAATCGCAAGGCGATTGCAGACCTCACCAGGCGCACTGCGATCATCGAGGCGGCGCGAGCTTCGGCTGCTATCGAGTATGAAAGCACCAACCAGGCAACCGAGATCCGCGAAACGATTACAGATGCCTTGGAAACTGAATCGCTGACTGCAGCTGATCCTGTTTACCTTGCATTAACCGACCTGCGTGTGGCTGTGATCCGCGATATCAATGCCAGATCCGCAAACTTGGCAAGCGTTGTGCCCTTTACCCCTAAAGCGACTTTACCCGCCCTGGTCATCGCACACTCTTTATATGGTGATGCATCCAGGGAAGCCGACATCGTTAGCCGCAACAGGATATCTCACCCTGGTTTCATACCTGGTGGCCAGCTGCTTGAGGTGCTAACCAATGATTGAGATTAAGGTGGACGGCAATATCTATGGCGGCTGGAAAACTGCACGACTGTCTTTTGGCATCGAGCAGATTGCAAACTCGTTTGAGCTGCAGGTCACCGACCGCTGGCCAGCCAATGAAAACACCAGGCCAATTACAGTTGGTTCTGCATGCCAGGTATTGCTCGATGGTGAGTTAGTCATAACCGGGTACGTTGATGAATCATCGCCCGAATACGACGAGAAAAGTCATGCCGTTGCAATATCTGGGCGTGATGCAACAGGTGACCTGGTGGACTGTTCTGCCATCTATAAATCAGGTCAGTGGGTAAATGCCAGCCTGGATAAGATCATCCGCGACCTGTGCTCTCCTTTCAAAATTAAGGTAATCAAAGCCGTAGATGTTGGTGTTGCATTTCCCACATTCTCTATCCAAGAAGGTGAGACTGCACATGAGTGCATAGACAGAGCATGCCGCATGCGTGCCGTGATGCCGGTATCGGATGGAAAAGGCAACCTTGTTATTACACGGGCAAACTCATCTGCGCCGGTTGCTGAATTAATACAAGGCGAAAACATCCTGTATGCCAAAGGGCAATTCAGCATTCGTGAGCGGTTTAGTGAGTACCGCATCAAAGGTCAGGATCGTGGATCTGATGATGACATGGATAGCCCAGAAAATCACACCCAGGTAAGTGCAGTGGCAAAAGATGTATTTATCACACGATATCGACCCCTGATTGTGATTGCAGAAGATAGCGGCCCGCATGCCAGCCTGAAAAATAGAGCCGAGTGGGACCGTAATGTGCGCCGTGGCCGCAGTGCTCGTGCCACCGTGAAGGTCAACGGATGGCGCAATGTTACAGGTGATATCTGGCGCGCCAATACGATGGTGCATTTGAAATCATCCTATTTAGGTGCTGATGCGGATCTGCTGATTGTGGGCGGTACCTACATACTCGATGAGCAATCAGGCCAGGTAACTGAATTGCAATTGGCAGGCCGTGAAGCGTTTGACCTGGTTGCTGGAGTAAAGGGCACTTTGCTTAAATCTGCTATCAGCGGCAAGAACGGTGCAGCTCAATCGACCAGCGACGGTACCAGAAAAAAGAAAACCGGCACCGATTGGAGCAACTTCTGATGAACCTCGGTTTTTTCAATCAGCTCCTTGGACCATTGCGCCTCCGTGTACGCCTGATGGTATCTCGCGCAGTACTGAGTGCAATCAGTGACGGTAATGGCATACAGCTGGTCCAGGTGAAACTGCTTGAAGGTGAAGTGCGAGACAAGGTAGAGCGCTTTCAAAACTATGGGCAGTCATCAGTGCCATTACCAGGCGCTGAAGGGGTGATGGTGTGCGTGAGCGGTAACCGTGATCACGGCATTGTGATAGCAATGGATGACAGACGCTATCGCATTAAAGGCCTGCAGCCAGGTGAGGTCGCACTCTACACCGACGAAGATCTGCTAGAGCACAAGCACCGCATCATTTTCAAACGTGGGGGTGAGATTGAAGTCCTTGGCAAGAACATCACAATCGGTGCAACTGAGACTCTCAATTTGCGTGGTGACATCGTTAAGGTGCATGCCACAACTCTGTATCAGTTCGATACCAACGGCCACGGCCAGAAATGGCTTCCAACAAAAGTGGACACCTGGCAGATCGGTGAGGTTGCCGGTACCGCCCATGCAATCGCGCCGCCGGAGATTCCATAATGGCCGATATCCGCAGCGTATTTATCGACATGGAAAAAGGCATTGATTACGCCCTGGATGCACTCGGCCTGGTTGAAGACGATGGCTTGGACTCTGCAGTGATCATATCTTTGTTTACAGACAGGCGCGCCCTTGATGATGACGTAATTCCTGATGGCACCACCGAGCGTCGTGGCTGGTGGGGTGATCAATATAGTGATGTTGAAAGCGATCGCATAGGCAGCCGCCTATGGTTACTGGATAGATCCAAGCAGCTGCCTGAAGTGATGGCACAGGCAAAGAGCTATTGCCAGGAGGCTCTGCAATGGCTGGTAGAAGATGGCGCTGCCAAGTCAGTCAATGTGACAGTAACGAATCCCCGTGATGGAGTTCTGTATGCGCAGATGGACATCATCAAACCGGACGGCTCGACCACCCAATATAAGCTTAATAAATTCTGGAGTAGTTATTAATGGCATGGACTAGACCAACACTGAGTACGCTGATCAACCGTATTCAGGCAGACATGGATGCCAAACTGGCTGGTGACACGTCATTACTACGCCGCAGCAATATCAAGGTAATTGCCACAGTTGTGGCTGGCGTTGCACATGGCCTATATGGGTTTTTGGCATGGATTGCCGAACAAATCATGTATGACACAGCCGAGGGTTCTATCCTGCATCGCTGGGCTAGTATTTTTCTTACGGTACCAGTTAAACCGGCTGAATATGCTGCTGGCCCTGTGGTTTTCACCGGCACAAACGGCACCTTGATACCTCAGGACACCGTCTTGATCAGGGCTGATGGGATTGAATACAGCACCGATGCCGACGCGACTATCGTCGCTGGCACTATCACTGCCAACATTGTTGCTGCGGTGGCAGGTGCAAACGGATCTGCTGACGCCGGTACACCGTTAAGCCTGGCACAGCCAATTGCCGGTATTAACGGTGTGGTGCTTGTGGATGCGGCAGGCCTCACCAATGGCAGTGATGTTGAAACCGATGAGAGTATACGAGCCAGGTTACGCTCCAGGTTGCAAGATCCCGCACACGGCGGCAGTAAAACAGACTATGAGACCTGGGCGCTTGAAGTGCCTGGTGTAACCAGGGCATGGGCCTACCCACTTGAGCAAGGCAATGGCACGATCGTTATACGGTTTGTTCGTGATAATGACGCCTCTATCATTCCCGATGCCGGTGAAGTGACAGCAGTGCAAGAACATATTGACGAACTCAGGACCGTGACGGCTAAGGGTTGTTATGTAGTGGCACCCATTGCTTCAGCGTTAAATTTCAATATTGCACTAACGCCAAATACTGTCGAGGTTCAGGCTGCTGTTGAGGCGGAAATCATAGATCTTCTATCTCGTGAATCAGTACCTGGCGGCACCATATTACTGAGCCACATCCGGGAAGCGATATCGATCGCTGCAGGTGAGGATAACTATGTGATGACAGCACCAGTAGCTGACGTGGTTGCTGCAACAGGTTACATGACAACAATGGGGGCAGTAACTTGGTCTTAGACGCTTTTGCCTACCTTCAACAGCTGCAGGCTCTCTTGCCTACTGGCCTGGCATGGGTGCGATTTCAAAGTGCCTATTTAAGTGCATTACTTTCTGCGATTGCTGAAGAGTTCGCCAGGATAGATGCGCGGATTGACGACCTGATTAATGAAGCCGATCCACGTACCACGTATGAGTTGATAACGGATTGGGAGCGCCTGTTAAACCTGCCAGATCCATGTGTCACCCAGGACTTAACCATTGATCAACGTCGGGCAGCGATATTCAGCAAGCTCACTATGCATGGTGGTCAGTCCCGTCCATATTTTATTGGCCTGGCTGAAGCGCTGGGCTATGCGGGCGCCACCATTGATGAATATCTACCCGCTTATTGCGATGGTTTTTGTGATGATTCTCTATGGTCTGAAGATGATAAATGGACATGGCAGTTAAATCTGCCTAGTGATGGTGCTACCTACATAGCTACATGCGACGGACCATGTGACGTGCCATTACAAAGTTGGGGCGATGAAGTGATCGAATGCCGTATCAATCAATATAAACCAGGCCATACCACAGTACTTTTTGCATACGTTTAGGAGAAATAATGAGACGCACGTCAGCAATACATAAAGATGTAGACAAATTTGGCGCTGGTAAACACGGCTTTAAGAATGGCAATAAAGCCTTGGGTATCATTGCTACAGAGTTGGAGGCAGAGTGGCATGATTCAATCCAGGAAGAAATTAGTAATGTAATTGAAGCTACAGGCGCAGCGTTAAATCCAGCCGATAACACTCAGCTTTTTAACGCAATTGAGGCCTTGGTGGCCCAGACTGGTGCGATTCTTGGTGCTTACCGCAATCTAAAAGTCGATGCTTTAGGCGTAAGCAATTACACCTGCACCATTACGGCCGATGAAGTGGTTCTTGAAAATAGCACTAATAAATATTTAACAGTTCGAGGAATAAATAAAACTGTCAACGCAAACGGAGTTGTTGGTGCACCCTTGTCAATCATGTCGGCGCGCGCTGCATCTACGTGGTATTACTGTTGGCTCTGGTACAACGTGGCAAACGGGCTAACTGCGACACTCGACACTAGCAGCACAGTGCCAACCGCGCCTGCTGGATATTTGACAACCGATTATAAAATGCGGCTTCCTGGGGCTTGCCGCACAGATTCGAGCGGAAGCACATATCTATTGCAAATTTCAACGCGCGGCAAGAATTCGTATTATGTAGTTTTATCAGCTTCTAACGTTGCAGGATTGCCGATACTGATTTCAGGGACTCAAGGAAACACAAGTACACCCACCTGGGTGGCTGCTGCAATCGGTGCTTTTGTACCGCCAACCGCAGTAGCAATTGGTCTAACTCTTGCAGAAGTTAATACATCCGCAGGTGCGATGGCCGCACCAAACAATTCATATGGTTCATATGGGAGTTTGACTAACCCGCCTCCATTATCTGCAAGCGTGCCGTCTGGAAATTCGACCATTTCAGCGTTTTTTATGATTGAAAGCAGTAATGTTTATTACGCTGCTGCAGGAGCTTCAAATGCTCTATTTTGTAATGGTTGGATAGATAATATTTAAGGAGATTATATGAAATATGCAGTGAGAAATGATGGACTGGGCTGGCGTGCTGTTGAATCTGAAGACGATTGCACCGCTGAGGAACATTTTAGTAATACTCAGCCAGTGCCGCCTGAACCCACGATTGACGATATTGCCAAGTATTTCACGGTCGCTGTGCAAAATGAGCTGGATGATGATGCCAAGCAACATGGATGGGACAGCATTAATAATGCGGTGGCTGCCTCCGGTAAGCTAGGTTATTTTATGGCAGATGCCGACCTGTATTTTAAACGCTGGAATGACTCATGGAAGCATTGCTTTGATGAACTGAATAAGGTTAAAGCCGGGACACGACCATTGCCAACAATTGATGAAATCATTGCCGAACTGCCTGAAAGAATCTCTGGACCCAGAGTTTCAGCATGAAGTATTTAGGCTATTTATTTATGTTTGCAAGATGGCTGGTCAGCGAGGTGGCCATGAAAGTCATCGTTCTATGCACATGGGCATTCGCGCCGCTTATCGTAATCCCGTATCGCATCATTGATGGCCGTGAGTGGTTGATTAAGCAGCTCGTGTGGTTTCAGTCATTTGATAATCCAGTCGATGAGTGGTGGAACACTGAGGATAACAAATATTTTGAAGATTGCAGCTGGTTTGATGGCATCACTGTAGAGGATTTTAAAAATTCAGAATGGCTACGTTATCTGGGCAGATATTTCTGGATATGTCGCAATCCGGCATATGGCTTTGCGCAATTCGTGTTTGGCTGGGAGCCACGCTCTGGTTCGGCTTCAATAGCCTATGCAAAAGGTGAGTGGCAATCTGGCTTAAATAATTATGACCTTCAGATCATTGAATCACCTGGTCGTTGCCTGTTTTTCCGCTACGCCTTTCATCTCAAGGTGCAGTGGTTTTTTTATAAACGCCATTACCTGCATATCAATTGGGGATGGAAATCGCACCGTGGGTTCACTAAGCTTATGATATCCGGCCTGATCACTCCGTTTAGAACCTGGGATAAATAGTAATAAAGAGAGAGCGACCGGGACCATGCGTCAACATGATCTCGGACACTTCAACACACAGTACCAACCTGTGCATTTCAGCCAAGGCTCCCTGCCACGACGTCGCAGCGGGAGCGATATTAGCACAGGGGAAGTATGCAGGATATTCGCTGCGGCAATTGCCGCAAAAAGCTTGGCGCCGGTGTATTCAGTCGGCTTAGTATTAAATGCCCGCGATGCGGTGCAATAAATGAACTGAGTGCCGAGAGCGCCAAACCAGAACGCCCAGGAGCGTCTGATAAGGAAGACTCTAATGCAATCTGCACCAGTAATACCCTGGATGGGCGGTAAGCGCCGCCTGGCCGATAAGTTAATACCGCTCTTTCCACAACATGAATGTTACATAGAAGTATTTTGCGGCGGCGCCGCCTTGTACTTTTTGCGCCCGGTACCGGCTAAGGTTGAGATATTGAATGACATCAACGGTGATCTGGTCCGTTTGTATAGGGTGCTGCAATCGCACCTGGAGGAGTTTGTCAGGCATTTTAAATGGTCAATCAGCAGCCGCCAGCTATTTGAGTGGGCAAAGATGACCAGGCCGGAGACCCTGACAGACATCCAGCGCGCGGCACGGTTTTATTACTTGCAGCACCATGCGTTCGGTGGAAAGGTAGAAGGCCAGAACTATGGCACAGCTACCACAACCCCATCAATCAACATCCTGCGCATTGAAGAGAGTCTATCCAACGCATGGATAAGGTTGGCCCAGGGCACGCAAGTAGAGAACCTGCCCTGGCTTGACTGCATGGAAAGATATGACCGCCCGCATAGCTTCTTTTACTGCGACCCACCATATTGGGAAACAGAAGGCTACGGCGTACCGTTTGAGTTTGATAATTATGAGCGGATGGCAGCTTTTATGAAGCGTTGCAAAGGCAAGGTAATGGTGAGCATTAACGATCACCCTGACATCCGTAAAGCTTACGAAGGTTTAACGGTGATAGATGGTGAAGGCTTGGGTATCAAATACAGTATGGCCAACTCACATGGCCAGCCTGAAACAAGCAAGGAGCTGGTGATCTTGAACTATGATCCGATGGTCGGCGGTGGTTTGTTTTAA